AGGAGAAGATGATGCGCTGGATGTTCGCCAGTCGGGAAGATAAGTCCGGTAAGCTGTGGAAAGCGATCAATAACGATAATGTTCTGGAATGCCGGAAGATGGAAAGCAATTCGGTGGATTTGGTTGTAACCAGCATCCCTTTTTCCAATCATTACGAATACACGCCGACCTACAACGATTTCGGACATAATGAAAGCAACGATAAGTTCTTTGAGCAGATGGATTATTTGACGCCGGAACTGATGCGTATCCTTAAGCCTGGCCGCTTGGCCTGTATCCATGTGAAAGACCGTGTATTGTTCGGTAACGCTACGGGTGACGGTATGCCGACGATTGACCCGTTCAGTGAAATGACTGTATTTCATTACATGAAACACGGATTCCGTTATATGGGGCGTATTACGGTTGATACAGATGTGGTAAGGGAAAATAACCAGACCTATCGCCTCGGTTATACCGAGATGTGCAAGGACGGTTCAAAGATGGGTGTTGGTTGTCCGGAGTATGTTCTTCTTTTCAGAAAGCTGCCTTCTGATACTTCCCGGGCCTATGCCGATTTGCCCGTCACTAAGGATAAGAAGGAATATTCTCTTGCCCGTTGGCAGATAGATGCCCATGCAAGCTGGAAATCATCGGGTGACACCTTGTTGAGCTACGAAGATATGAAAGGTATCGGCATTGACAAGATACGTCATTTGTTCAGAAACTACGAACGCGAACATATCTACAGATATGAGGAACATGTTGCATTTGCCGAAGAGTTGGAAGCCTATAATAAACTACCTAAAACTTTTATGGCCGTTGACCCTGTAAGCAAGAAGCCTTGGATATGGGATGATGTCACCCGAATGCGGACATTAAATACCAAACAGTCACAGAAGAAACGGCAGAACCATATTTGTCCTCTTCAATTGGATATTGTTGAAAGATTGATTGAACGTTATTCAAACAAGAATGATTTGATATTTGATCCCTTTGGCGGCATTGGTACCGTTCCTTATTGTGCCATCAAATTAGGGCGTAGAGGTCTTTCCACTGAACTGAATTACGACTATTGGAAGGACAGTCTTTCGTACTTGTGTGAAGCGGAGATGGAAGTGGGTGCGCCGACGTTGTTTGACTTATTGGATAATGCCCTATGAATATCCCCCAAACCATCCCGCGTATTGATTGCAAGGCATTCGCCAAATGCGGAAAGAAGTCTTTATCCCATTGCAGGCGGTATAAACTTACGGACGAAGAGTGTATAAATTGCCGGTTGGTCCATCGACGGGAAAGAAACAATTACCGTACTTCCCCCGACGGTCGTTTAATGAAACGGTGTTCCATCTGTGGCGAGTGGTACTATCTTCACCGTTTTTACCCCAGAACTTTAAATCGGGGAGAGAAGGTCTATTCCACCTTCAGTTCTGAATGCAGAAGGTGTAAGTCTTTGAAAGCATCAACCTATCAAAAAGCAAGGCGATGAATAAGAATAAGGGAAAAGAAGAGGAAATCAGGCAGAAGGTAAAGTGTAATTGCCGGCAATGCAGACGCGCCGGCCCGGTTGAGAATTTCATGGTGTATTGCCCGATACATGACTGTGGCCGATCAACCGGCCTTAGAATGTGTGAGTATTTTATAGAGAAGAAGAGATGTTCGACAAGATAACCATAAAGGCAACGATTGACACGGCGGATATTGAGACGATTGTCTTGCGAAATTATTTGGAGGAGTGTACGGAAGGTGATGAAGTCTATTACAAGTCTACCGCTTACGCCAACTTTGACGGTTGTTTCATCGAGATTCGCGGTAACAGGTTACGGTGTACGTGTTCCATTTGCAAGCTCTATTCCAAGGGAAAGACCGGGAAACTGGATAACAGCCGCCCGATAACTTTCGCAATGGCTGTAAGGACAATCAAAGAGCTGCTGTTGAGGCTATGTGTCCGGATTGAGAATGCCGTGGTAGCGTATTACGAGATAGGTATCACAATGAAGATGTCCCTTCCTGCCGATTGTTACATTAAACAGATGTATGAAGTCTCAGGAAAGCTCCTTTGGAACGATGCCAACTATTCGGCGTTCAAGCAACAGACAACGGAGAAAAGCAAGTATTTCCGGAAGATCCTGAAGGTCTATGATAAGAGCTTTGAGGCCGGGGAGAAAGGACGGAATGTCGGGGCTAACATTCTTCGTATCGAAACGATATACAAGCACCAGTCTGTTTCATTGATGGAGCTAACGGACAACCTCTTCTTGTCGAGGATCGGCCGTATATTCTATAAGGACTGGTCAGAAATATGCTTTACCAGAGAACTGTCTGCGGCCAAGGGCGTAAAGGTGTCCCAGCTTGAAAGGGCCAGGGAGATATACCGGATAGGAGTTACCCGGTACAAGGAGCGTTACAAGAAGCTTTATCTTTCGGGTAAGCTGACTAAAAAGCAATGGGAGACTATACGCAATTTTGCCCGTAGCTGGCCGGAAGAGCGCGAGAAGTACGTGGAGGAAATAGGTGACATGGAGCGTGAATTTAAGGACAAACTTTTATCAGGCTACCAGACAGGGATATTTACACCCATTTGCAGAAAAATATAACATATTGAAAATCAGTATTTTATCTGTAAATACAAAAAGCACCTTATGGTGCGCAATTAAAATATTGAAAATTAGGTGATTACGTTTTTAAAAACTAAAATTTAACACTTTTCGGCAACTTGTCCTATACAGCCCGCAGGGTTGTCGGGAACCGACTTATAAGGGCTGATAAATTATAATTTAAAAACTGAATATATGAAATGTGAAGCAGAAGGCAAAATTTTGGTGGAGCTGCCATCCACCGGTGGAGTTACCAGGGATGGTAAAGACTGGGAGAAGAGAGAGTACATCATGGAAACCAGCGAACGTTATCACAGCAAGATGCGCTTTTCCGTTTGCAGTTTCGATGGTCCTGTTGAGAACCCTCCCAAAGTAGGAGACAAGATCAGAGTTAACTTTACCGTTGAAGCCCGCGAATATAAAGGGAACTGGTACAATGAAGTAAGAGTGCATCGGACGGAGAATATTAACCAATAACATAAAAAGATATGAAGAAAAAGAAAGAAATAATGATTGAGTTGGTATACGATATTCCGGCTCTGATAAGAATACAGGAACTTTCCTTGATTGAAATAAAGAAGAAAATTCGTGATCAACAGGTTATAGATTTTCAAGAAGACATTCTAAGAGTTCTAAAGGCTGTAAACGAGATCGATTTTATTAATATGGACAGTAACTAATAGCTATAATTGATATGAATATGAAACAGACGGTTCAAGAAAGAGCAAAAGAAATGTGTGAAGCGTGGGGAATGGAAGATAACCACGGTTACAGCGTTAAAGATACCTTTCAAGTAGGGTTTGTGCAAGGCGCAAATTGGCAGGCAGAGCAATCTCCGTGGATAAAGGCTAAAGACCGGCTTCCATTTGTGGACGAGGATGATATATCAGAGCAGAGCGAACCAGTGTTAGTCATAGCTTCCGCCAAAGGACATTATGAACCCGAAATATTGGTTTACAACAAACATTACCATGTGTGGGACACAGCAGATGCGGATGATTACTGTTGTGATGTATCCGATAATGACTTATGGATGTATATCCCAAAGTTTAATTAGTGACAATACAGCAATGGAAACAACGATAGATAGTAATGGTCTGGGTGGATTTCAAACCAGGCAGGATCGGATACTGTGTATTCGTAGTCAAATTAATCGCAGCAGTGAAGAGTTAGACCGGATCAATGAAAAGCTGGGAGCTAAAGACACTCCCTTGGAAGAGTGGTTGCGTCTTTCGGATATCCGTAATAACCTGACGGTTTCTATACACCGGAAGGAGGAAGAGTTGTCACGGCTGACGGATAGCCGCCGGCTTGATCAGCCTAAGCGGGCGAATTATAGTTATTAAAAATTATTCGGAATGGGAAAGAAAATAGTAAATCAAAAGTCCGTACTTATACAAACCAAAATCTCACCGGCTATAGATAGCCGGTTGGATAGAATTTGCAAAGAATATGGCTTTTCAAGTAAATACGAATTATTGCAAAATTTAGTTTCTGCTTTTCTCAAATATGCGGACCCTGAATCAGGAGAACAGGACATAAGCGAGTCTGACAGATTCTCTTTGGAATTGGCTAAAATATTCACCGAGCTTCAGAATAAAGGTCTTCGGATAAACAGGGTGTCTTCCGGTGCGGACAAGTCATACATCCTTTCAGAGTCAATACAATTATACCAACGTCCGGGCAAGCATGGGATTGTTGGCGTAAAGTATACATTCGGAAAGGATGGTGAGCTTGTCCGTACGGAAAACAGCAGCAAGATTCTAAAGTCTGTCATTGGCCGGTTGTTTCCTCAAATGCACCGGCGTTTGTCGTCCTTATGCCTGAGTCTTGGCGGTGTGGCGCTTGATGACGCGATCTCTTATCTGATGGAGGTAGTCGATCACAGGTTATTGCCGGATCATATAGAGAGGGAAATAAAGGAAGAGTTTAACGGGCAGTCCGTGGCGGAGAAGCATGTGGATATGACAGGCGACAAGCCTAAACGGAGGCGGGATAACAGTATAAGTATATGAAAAAGAGGGCTACATATAGCAGATTGATGCAATCGACGAATTGGCAAAAGATACGGCGTTCGGTGCTGAGGGAAACTCCCCTGTGTGCGGATTGCTTAGAGAACGGTATAAATACATCGGCTACAGAGATTCATCATATCAGGCCTGTGGAGACAGCTGTCGGTGATTCGGAGATGGAATCGCTTTGCTTTGACAGAACCAACCTGGTTGCCTTGTGCCACGATTGCCATGTTGAAAGACACAGGCTTCTCAAAAGCCATTCCAAGGAAAGTGTAAAAGCCAATGCCCGCAGGGCTACCGAGGCTTTTAACCGCAGGTTCTTCGAAGAGTAGGGGGGGTATTTTTTTTATCACCCCCTCAATTACTCAAATCCACTCCCTCCAAGCATCGACAAAAAGTGGAATTTTGGATTCAGGCCGTGGGGGTATCGGGTTTACCTTAAAACACCGGAATTTGCGCAAAATGGGTATACTTAAAAATTTTAACATTTAAGAATGACTAAAAAGGGCGATAAGATTGAGAATATAAAGACCGTCATACGCAGGCATTTGCAAAAGGCCGATGTATACGCACCGGAATTGTCGTATCAAATAGAGTTGGCCGCTTCGGATATTCTGTTATACCGGAAGCTGAGGGAGAAGGCGCTATCGGAAGATACGCCTATCACAGTCAAGGAATATTCAAGGGAAAACAAGCCTCGGGAAAAGATCAATCCGGTTTTTGCCGCGATGAAAGAGCAGGCGGATGTAGTGCGTAGAGATCTCCGTTCCCTGTATATGAACCGGGAACTGAAACGGAACGAAAAATCGAAGGAGGATGAAGCGGATCCTTTGGAAGAGATGATGAAAAAATTAAATGCAATAGATAAGGAAGATATCGGGACCGGGCAATGACAAAAGACGAAGAGGAAGAGGCAAGAAAAATCAAGCTACAGTATTATCAGGAGGTATGTAACATAAACCTGGATAATTACCGACTGCATGAGACCGACCATCGTCTCAGGCTTTATATCGAGGATATCATATCTGATGTTGAGGCTCACAACCTGTATGAAATACTGGCTGTGCGTCGCTTTTTTATGCTCCGTGATAAGTACGTTTGGCGTCCGAATAAGGTAAAGAAGTTCATTGTATTCTATGAATCCTTGAAATTCTCCGGCATGAAAGGCCGGCAGTGTTACAAGCTGACTCCGGTACAGGTTTTTCAGTTCGCCTCGATCTTAGGGTTTTATCAATGGGAGGAAGAAGGCGGAAAAACGGTCCTTCGCCGTTTGGTCCGCCGTGCTATCCTGTTTGTTCCCCGTAAGTTTTCGAAAACCACCAGTTCCTCTTCTTTGGCCGTGAGTGAGTTGTTGTTCGGGGATGCCAATGCCCAGGCGTATACGGCGGCTAACGGCTACAAGCAGGCCCAGGTTTGTTTTAAGGAGATATCTAAGATCGTCAAGCAGTTGGATCCCAAACGCAGGACGTTTAAAAAGACACGCGAGCATATCGAGTGGCGTGAGAACAAGTTCGGCAAAGAATCCTTTGTCGAGTGTCTTTCGGGTGGGGCTGACACGAAGGACGGCCTTAACGCCTCCCTGATTATCTTTGATGAGTACGCGGCAGCCAAGTACGTTAAGGATCATTCCGAGGGTGCGGAATTGCTTCAGGTCTTGGAGTCTTCTTCCGGGGCAAGGGATGAATATCTGACGGTCATTATAACCACAGCATCAAGAGTCGTTGACGGTCCGTTTGTCTTAGAGTTGGATATTGCCAAGAAGGTCCTTTCGGGTACTTATGATGATGATACGTTGTTTGCCTCGATATTCATGCCGGACGAATGGGAGACGGACGGGGACGCTTTGGGCGATCCGGGTGTCTGGAAGAAATGCAATCCGCATATTGGTATAACCGTCAAGGAGTCGTTCTACAGAACCATGTACAGGCAGGCCCTGCGCGATCCGGAGAAGATGTTGGAGTTCAAAACGAAGTTGCTGAATATATTCGTGTCTGCCGGGACGAAGGTTTGGATCAGCCAGAATCTGGCACGGTCATTGGCGGATCCGGGATTCGATATCGACAGCTTGTCCGGACGGCCTCCTGCCATGGTATCACTTGACCTTTCCGTCAGCGATGACCTTTCGGCCGTGAATTACATGCTTTATTCCAAAACGCTTAAAAAATTCTATTCGTGGACTGATTACTACATCCCGGAAAAGACCCTGGAAGAACATCCCAATGCAGAATTATATAGATACTGGATATCCAAGGGGTATCTTAAGGTTTGTCCGGGGGCGGTGATCGATGGTTCCATGATCGTAACGGATATATTGAACCGGAATAAAAAGTTATGGATATTGCAGATAGGCTATGACTCTTATAAGAGCCAGGAAATAGTTAACTCTCTGGGTGCTGCTATTGCATGCAACGGCTGGGATCCGGAGAAAATCCTTAAAGCCGTACCTCAGACGTTTGGTGCATTCACCTCACCCGTTGAGACGTTTGAGATGGCGGCAAAGAAGAAGCCGGCGGGCATTGTACTGGCCGATAATCCGATCACATTCTGGATGTTCGGCAACGCTTATCTTGAAGAGGACCGTATGGAGAATAAGAAGCCGGTGAAGAGAAAGGCGAATGCCAAGATAGACGGGGTCATTGTCAACCTGATGTCCATGTGGCTTTTTAATAATTACGTTTGGTAAAACGGGTAACCTAAAACAGTGTATCGGCCGGATAAGTAGAATCAATATTTATCCAAATGAAATTAGGCAGATATCAACTTACATTTTCAAGGGAGGAGCCGAAAGCGGCAAAATCGGAAAAAGGCGCCCGTTATACGGATCGGGCGCAACATGTCCATACACCATCCGACGCCATGAAAATAGCCGCCGTATACCGTGCGGTCTCCCTGATTTCCGATTCTGTCGCCACGCTGCCATTAATCTATAAGCGTCGTGACAGGTCCGGAAACTATTTCAAGCCCTACGATACCGGTCCGGGAGCCGTTCTCCATAATTTGCTTACGGTCCGTCCCAATCGCCGGCAGACTTCATTTATACTTTTTAAAAATCTGGTTTCGCAGGTGCTGTTGCTTGGCAATGCCTATGCCTATTTACGCAGGGACTCCTACGGGCATCCCATGGAATTGCTGTTGCTTACGCCCTACAGTTGCTCTTATGACCCGTGGAGTGATACATACTATGTTGAGGATTCCATTAACAGTGTTCGGGGTGTCTTTCCCGGTGATGAAATGCTGCATTTTAAAAATGTAAGCCTTGACGGCGGGTATACGGGTGTATCTACCATCAGCTTCGCCGCGCAAACTCTGGGTATTGCCGCCACTGCCGCCGCGGAAACCCAGACCCGCTTTGCTACCGGAGGTAAGTTCAAGGCCATTCTTCACAATGATTACAGCATGAAGGGATGGGGTGAGTATCAGGATGACCAGATGAAGAGCAATGCCGAACAGATACAGGAGGCTATTGACTGCGGGCAGGATATCATACCGGTAAGGGGTGACGGAAAACTGGATCAGCTCTCCATGTCCTCCGTGGATATGCAGTTCCTGGAAAACATCAAGCTGACCATTACCGAAATAGCCCGATTTTTCAATGTTCCCAAAAGCAAGCTCTTTGATGATTCCAACGCGAATTACAAGAGTGCGGAGATAGCTACGGTAGGGTTTTACTCGGATTGCCTGAGTCCTATCCTTACCATGATAGAGAGTGAGTTTAAGGCCAAGTTGATACCTTGGAATGCCTATTCGGATTATAAATTCAAATACGATTTGTCAAGGCTGTATACAACGGATCTTACCACCAAGGGCATATATCAGGCCAAGCAGATAGCGAACGGGCTTCAGACGGTCAATGATTTGCGGCGTTCGGAAGACTGCCCGCCTGTCGAGGGTGGGGAGCAGGTCTTCATAACATGTAATATTGCCCCCATCAATAGCCCTAAGATTTCCGGTGAAGTCTCCGGCGGGAATACCATACCTCCAAAAGACGATCAACCGGGTAAACCATAACACACTTATTCAAGGAATTATATATGGCAGAAAAAGAACAGAAAAAAAGAGAAAGCAGGTTTTTCACCGGGCAGGGACAGCCCCGGTTGCGTGAAACCGGGGGCGCGGTGGAAAGCAGCCGTATTATCGAAGGTTATGCGATTGTTTTCGGCGTGCAGAGCCGTTTGTTGGCTGACTGGGGAGATGTTTACCGGGAAATTATCGAGCCGGGAGCGGTGACACAGGAAGATCTGGACAGGTTCGATATCAAGATGACTATCTGGCATAACCGCGAGCGGCTTCTGGCCAGAAGCAACAGGGGGCAGGGAACGTTGAAATTGACAGTCGATGAAACAGGTGTCCACTATTCTTTTGAGGCCCCTGACACACCGGATGGCGCTACGGCATTGGAGTTGGTAAGAAGAGGGGACTTGATCGGATCGAGTTTCATTTTCTGGTCGGATGAAACCACATCCGTATCCTATACGAAAGACGCCGAAGGAATGACGATACGTCATGTAAACCGGATCGATGAAATCTTTGATATGACCATAGCGAGTGATCCGGCTTATGCGGAGACCAGTGTAACTGCCCGGGAGATGGACGAAGCCGTACGCCGTACGGATGACGGTGACAGTACCGGGAAGGAGAATGAAGGGAATAGACGTGAGATAACCAATATCCGGATATTCAGCAAACGAGAATTTTATTATTAACTATTAATATTTGGAGAAAATGAAAGAAGAAAAGAAAATGACAGTTCGTGAGATGATCGAGGCCCGTTTTAACAACTGCACCCGTATGAATGAGATTGCCGATGCTGCTGAGGCCCGTGAAAGCAAGGAGCTGACCGATGCAGAGAAGGCGGAAGTTCAGAAGTTGGAGCGCGAAAACCGTATTTACGATCTTCAAATCGCCGGTTCGGGAGTTGCGCCCGTCGCTTCTCCGGTAAGTCGTGAGGCAGGTTTCCAGAATTGGATACGTGAGCGTGCCAAAGAACATGACATGCAGGGATACGCGTTGAAGCGTGAATCCATTATGGTATCTACCAATGCCGCACCGATGATCCCATTGGCGATTAACGATATTATCAAGCCGCTGGAAGAGGGATTGATCCTTGGCAAGGTGGGCTTGAAAGTGCAGACCGGATTGTCAGGTAATTATGTATGGCCCACCGTAGCAGCCATTGAGGGTGAATGGGCCGGAGAAAGTGCGGCGTTGACGGATAAGACTATTGCGATTGATAAGATCGTTCCGACCCCGTATCGATTGGGGGCTACTGTCTCTGTGACCAGCCAGTTGATTAACCAGACGGACGGAGTCGCATATGCGGTTGTAAAAGAGCAGATTCCGATGGCTATCACCCGAACACTCAACAAAACGATGTTTAGCCCGGTGACAGTTAATGCAAATAAGGTTAACGGCCCGTTCGTCAATTGCAAGAAAGCCGCCGCCAAAGCTATCGGAGCGCTGACTACCACCGCTTTGAGAAAAGAAGCTTTACATATCACGTTTGCCGGCGAACTTCCCACATATAAGGAATTGCTTGCCATGAAAGGTATTATTCTGGCTAAGGGGATCATTTCCGATGGCACTTTCTGTTATGTGATGGATGAATACACCAAGGCCATGCTTGAATCGACTCCCCGTGATGCCGGTTCCGGACTGATGATCATCGAGAATGATAAAATCGCCGGTGTTCCTGTCTTCTGCACAAATTACATCAACAACGACGGGGGCATTCATGTAGGATTGGGTGTTTGGTCCTATCAGGCACTCGGCCAGTTTGGCGAGCAGCGCTTTATTGTGGATCCTTATACAAAGGCTTCAAAGGATACAACGGTATTGACTCTTAATGGTGATTGGAGCATGACAACCCTTCGTCAGGAGGCTTTCTTGCTGGGTGACTGTACGGCTGCCGGAGTTGGAGGATAAACGTATATCAACAACCGGAAAGGGCGGACATTTTGAGAGTGCCGCCCTTTACCCTGAAAAAGATCTGTTATGACTGTAGATAAACTTCGCATCGTATCGCTTGATGCCTTAAAAAGACAAATGAAGATTGATTTTGAGGAGGATGATGATCTTATTGTAATGTACGGAGTAGCGGCGGAGGACGCCATAATCAACGCTACCCGCAGGAGTTACGAAGAGTTGGTCATGGAAAACCGAAAAAGGAAATCAGATGAAAACGCCGGGTTTCCGCCAATGTTGTATATCGCCATCCTGATGATGGCCGCGCAACTTTACAAGAACCGTGAACCGGTTAGCGGTCTTTCCCAGGCTGTTGTTCCTTATACGCTTGATTATATGTTGAAACCCTGGATAAAATTGGAGCCATGATAGAGAGTGGTACTTTAAATGACCGGATCAGGTTTTTATCCCCTGTCACCATCCGCAACAAATACGGTGAACAGCTTACCTCCTGGGAGCTGTCGTATAGCTGTTGGGCGAAGGTTACATATAACAAAGGTGTGAGGGCTATAACGGCGGGTGAGGTTTGGCTGCCCAATACGGTATCTGTCCTGGTGCGATATACAAATAAGATACATGACCGGCAGCGTATCGTATGGAACGATAGCACTTATCGTATTGAGAGCTTCAACGCTTCCAAGAAGGATGGGTCGGCTACGATTATAGCCACAAAGATTGATGAAGGGACAGAGAAAGGAGGTTAGAATATGGGATATTATAAAAACAATCCGGGAGCCCAAAGAGGGCGTAAGGTTATAGATATAGATGCCAGCCAGGTTTTGAAGCTGTTGGATGAGATTGATATCGAAAATGCCATCCCCAAAGCCGAAAGAAAAAAGATTTTGCGAAATGCGGCAAAAATCACACAGAAGGCCGTGAAAGAAGGTTTTAAAAGTTCAGTTCATAGTGATCCCCGAAAAGCCGTTCAAGGAGTTAAAATATCAGTTTTTCGTGAGGGTATGGGGGCTAGTGTCAGTCTTAATAACCCTAAATCCAGCCGGAGCAGCAAGGTTGTAAGGGCTTCAATTACCAGGACAGGCGGTGCCAGTGGTATATTAAGGCATAGAAAAAGATCTGAGCGCACGGAACAGGTAGACGGATATTGGGGTAAGGACCGGGCGATGGTCTTGCGGTTTATAAATAAAGGGACTATTGAAAGGGTTGCGTTCAAAAGGACCCGATCCAAGTCCGGACGTACGGCCAATAGAGGGGTTATTTCCGCCAGGGGATTCTTCAGGCGTTCGGTGGACGGGGCGAAGGTTACCACGGAGCAATATCTGGCCGATCAACTCAATGCGAGAATTGTCACTTGTGCCAGGAGCGCGGGAGCTGAAGTAAAGAAATAGATATAATGATTTATAGAGATGAGTTTATTAATAGGAGAACATATAAGCGGTGCGCTTGGCTTAAGTGCCATTGTTGCATCGAAGTTCGGAGGGCGGATATTCCCTATCGTTATTCCTGAAGGTGTTTCCCAGTATCCTTATATCGTATATGGCGGTTTGTCCATTCAGCCTGACTACACAAAGGACGGTGCGGGACAGGACAATACGCAGGTTCAGGTAACGGTTGTAGGCAAAGGAGCGGGGGAAACGGTTGAGATGGCAAACGAGGTCCGTTACGAACTGGAGGGCGTACGGGCGGAATATGCCAGATTTACGGTAAATGACTGTACGGTATCATCCATAGATGTGGAGTATCTTCAGGAAATAGACGCGTATGCGGTAAATATAGTGTTTAATTTTAAAACGAATGACAAATGAGTAAAGCGAAAGCAGTATTAGGCAAGGATTTCATGTTGTTCGTCAATGGAAAGGCATTGGCATTGGCAACCTCCTGTAAATTGTCGATTTCGGCAGAGACGATCGACACGCAAAGCAAGGATTCCGGTATTTGGACGGAAAAGGACATTAAAAAACTCTCCTGGAACGGTTCGAGTGAGAATTTATTCAGTGCCGATGAAGGTATAAGCGGTTATGACACCTTGGTTGACCTGATGTTAAAGCGCCAGCCGGTTGAGGCGAAATTCGGTATCCCGGCAAATGCCGATGCTTCTGAGGTTCCTTCGGGCGGCTGGTCTCTTCCGGCAGCGTTTTATTCGGGAAAAGTTCTTGTTACCAACCTGGAGCTTAATGCGCCGGATGGTGATAAAGCTACATTCTCGGCAACATTTGAGGGAACAGGGGCTCTTACTTCGACACCGGCTCCGGGCGTGGGCGGATGATGCCCCGTGGCTGATGTTCAGATAATACGCAAACGGGGCGGATAGCCCGTCCTGTTTGCTTCTTTAATCTCAATAACTTACTACAATGAAGACGATTACTATAAAAAAACGGGATTACATTTTAAAATATACGCTGCGTGCTTTCTTTATTTTTGAGAATCTTACGGGAAAACAGTTTGAGTTCGGCCGGATGTTGGACGAATACCTGCTTTTCTACTCCGTTCTTCTGGCGAACAACAAAGATACTTTCCTTATGTCTTTTGATGAATTTGTTGAGGCGTGCGATTCTGATCCGTCTCTTTTTGCGTCGTTCAAGGAGTTCTTCGTCAAACAGCTTGAACAGCTTGAACAGGAAGCAGGTGCCGATATAAAAAAAAAGACGGTTCCGAAGAGTCGTATAGCATCCGGGAACTATACGCCCGCGTCGTAGGCGAGGGTGGTATTGCGCCCGATTATTTCCTTGACCGGATGACGGTCTCGGAAGTCCGTTGCTTTTTAGAGGGGCTGGGCAGGCGTAATCGGGAAAGCTGGGAGCAAACCCGGATCATTGCGTATGTCATTGCGCAGGCAAACAGTACGAAGGATTTGGAACCGTCGGATGTCCTCTGTTTCCCATGGGATGAAAAGGAAGAGAAAAGACAAACGGCAGTTACGGATGCAGAAATGGAGAGATTAAGAGAAAAAGCAAAACTAATCGAAAAAGAGATAAATCATGGCTGATATAATTACAAGGCTGGTAATGAAATCGGATGCTTTCGATGCAAACCTGAAGCGGGCGAAGGGTTCGGTAAACAGTTTTCAGAATGACATTTCCAATATGGCGAAAACCGCAGGGGCCGGTGTGTTGAAATTTGCCGGGACAATTGGCGTTGCGGTGGGGGCTTATGAAGGATTCAATAAATTAATGAATAGCAGCCAAACACTAAGCGATGAATACAATAGGACGATTGAAGGTCTAAAGGGGGCTGTAGACAACTTTTTCTATTCGATTGGCTCGGGGGACTGGACACCGTTTTTTAATGGATTGGATGAAACGATACGGAAGGCTCGTGAAGCTTACAATGCGATGGATCAGCTTGGAAATACAAAAATGTCGTACGGCTATTTTAATATGAAAAATCAGGCGGAGTTTCAGAAGCAAATAACAATACTAAAAGATAAAGATTCAACAGGAGCTCAAAAAGATGAAGCCCAAAAGAGACTGGATGCTGTTTTAAAGGATCAACGGGAAATTGTAGACCAACTCGACCGACGATCTACGGAAGCGGTGCAGGCGCTTGTTGCTGCATCCACCGGAATAAGTGCGGCCGACGTATCGATGGTGAGTGTAGATCGTATTTCCCGTTTTGATGTTAGCGCCATGGGGGATGCCGAGAAGAAACGAGCGGAGAAAGAGTACCAATATTTTAAAAATGTGGAAGCCGCATTACGTAAGAAATATACAAAGGTGGAGACTGTAGCGACTGGGGCAGGCATGAATAGAAGCTGGTCAACGATAAAGACGCTTGATTATGAATCGTATAATAAGGCCATGGCTCCCATGATAGCAAAATATCAAGATGCTATAATATATAATGGTATGCTTGTTAAAGGGAGCGATGAATGGTTAAAGAAATTATATGGCATAAGATCAGAAGCCTTTGCAGCCAAACAGGCCTACGAGTCAATGACAAAATCCGCAAACAGAGCAACGCAGGCAGGCGGGAAAGATCCAGAAGACAAAGATAAAAAGCCCTTAAAGGATACACTTGCATGGTATGACGCTGAGATATCCCGTCTTAATAAAGAACTTATGTCAGCAACAACGATGCAAGCTCGTGCCGCTATTCAAACTACAATAAACGAATTGGAGAAGAAAAAAGTTAATATCAAAATAGTGGTTAAAAAGATTGTTTTTGAAGAAGAGCATGGAAAAGAGAAAGAGGGACAACCACCTATTAACCGGCCGGGTAATCAATTCGGATTAAATCATAAAAGCCCTGATTTTAAACTACCCAAATTTGAATCTCCAATAAAGAAAGATGATGTTAAGTTAAACGAAGAGTACGCCGAATCTTTGGGTCTGATAGGATCTGTAATGGGTAACTTATCAGGCGTAACGAATGATAGCGCCAGAGCATATTTGCAATGGGGAGCTAATGTTCTTTCCTCTATCAGTATGGCAATTCCTTTGATTGCTAAACTGACAACCGCAAAAACCGCTGAAGCCGCAGCCGAAGCTGCAAGTTCAGCAGCTAAAGTTCCTTTTGTTGGTTGGATGGCTGCTGCTGGCGCTGCCCTCTCTGTTGTTGCCGCAATGGCAAGTATCCCCAAGTTTGCAAAAGGAGGAATAGTGCCCGGTATTTCGTTTGCGGGTGATAAGGTTCCGGCGATGCTAAACAGTGGTGAAATGATTTTGAATGGTTCGCAGCAAGCGAATTTGTTTAAAATACTCAACTCAAAATTGTACGCCGGTCTGGATGTTGGCCGGCCGAATATTACGCCATCGGTCGGGCATCTTGCCGGATTGATTTCACCGTCCTCTAATGACCAAAAAGTTGAAGTAACAGGAAACTTCAAGGTAAGAGGACAGGATTTAGAGTTAGTTCTCGACAATCGAAGTCGAATTAAAAATAAAATCAGATAAGTATGTCAACTTACGGAACAATATACACTTTGCCTTTCAAATCAAGGCGAAATAAAAGTTATATCGTAGAAATTCAGAAAGAAGGCTATACGGGGCGAGTTGCTGAGTTAACAGGGAGCGGTGACGCTCCTTTCTCTATTGAGATTGCGGATGATAACTTTCTTTATGTTCCTATTCGATTTTCTACGGCTACTATCAGGGTGGTAGGAAATGACTACTTGCAAAGTTTATACTCGACCGGATATCAGCAGTACCGCGTTAACCTCAAACAGGGTGATACGATTGTTTGGACCGGTTTTATTACTCCGGAATTGTATACACAAGATTATACCGCAACACTGTTCGATCTGGAAATACAGTGTGTATCTGCCATGAATACGCTTGAATACGCAGATTATAAACAAAAGAGCGCAGGAAGCAAAGAGTTCGTTAGCTTGTGGGAGTTATTGACCCGTTGCGTCTTAGAGTCTCGCGGCTCCTATTCGGCCGTATACATACCACATGTTTACGCTAAAAGTCCGGCGGATTATGATGCAAACGCAAATGTCTTGCAAAGTATGACAATTAGCGAACAGAATTTCTTCGACGAAGACGATAAGCCAATGAATCTGAAAGAGGTGATTGAAGAACTATGCAAATTCTTTAACTGGACTTGCGTTGACTATAAAGGCGCATTGTATTTTGTGGATGTAGACCATCGCGGAAATTACTATAAATACACACCTGACTTTTCATCCTATACGTTTGAAGCCGGGAATGTTCTCAGCGTGCAGGACATTCATTTTAGCGGTTCGGAGCACACCTTAGATATTTTGGGCGGTTATAATAAAGTAACAGTAAAAGACAGTAATTATCCGGTTGGGAATTTACTTCCGGAAGAGAGTTACGAAGATGCAAAAGTTCTTTCGTCACGTTTAAATACGAATAAAGATAGAAAATGTTACCGTCAGTTTCTTTATCCGAAAAACTGGAACATGTATCTGTATGATGGCGATACGGTTATCACCAATGACGATTTAGAGTTACGTGCTTATGATGCGCATAAACTTATAGGAGGAATACAGGAAAGGTACTGCAATTATAAAATAGTGGACGGTAAGCCGGATATTTCAGACTATTCGTTTACAAATGTTATACAAGCCAGGTGTTTGGGTGCTGTCGGTGACTTATCAATGATAGGCGGGCTGGAACTCTTAACAAAGATAATGGATTTTAAAGGTGCGTCCTCAGTGTACGAATCAGGGGCCTTTGCTGTATCTGGAAGTTATAAGACGATAGCGGATATGGATTTGATTCCTTGGGACAATAGCCGGGGCACGTACATGCCGTTGGCTGCTTGCCAATTACGGATCGGTAATAAATATTATGGCAGTGCTAACGGATTGGCTCCATTTACATGGTCTGCAAATCCCAATTATTTTTTTAGACTTCCCGCCTCCGAAGAGAATAACAAAGCCCGATTAGATTATGTATCCATTGAGAACCAAAAAACAATATATATGCCATATAAAGGTGTTTCAGGCGTAATAATCCCTATTGATACCCTATTATATGGCGAGCTTGAATTTACTCTTTACGCATCTAAAATACATAATGCTATTTTTATAAATGGATTCTTGTTAAAAGACTTTTCCTTTAAATATGGAAAGAGCACCGAGGCCGAAAAGACTACCGACAATACAGACCGTTATTATGAAAATGTCGTTAACGAAGACTACATTAACGAATTGGACGAAATTGAGTTTAAAATATCCAGTTACAACAATGATGGGGCGTGCTATTCGAAAGTCATGTTGGGCGATAATTACCTAACCGATAACCTCTATTCCTGTATAGAACAGAAGTTAGTCCGGCCGGAAGAGCATTTAATCCGTCGCATCATTAATCAATACGGGTATACTAAAACAAAGCTTACGCAGGTATTAATAGATGACGAAGCAATTACGCCTATCACAACTATGACCGATAAGTTCCAGCCAAACAAACGGTTTACGATCACGGGCGGTACAATTGACTTCGCAATGAATCAGTTTAATTGTAAGATGATTGAAAATGGTAGATATTAAAACTACATCCATACCCGCAAAGCCCCGGTCAAAGAACTATCCGGCCGGGGCTGTTATCACCCGGACGGCTGGCGGCATTACTGTTAACGGCGGAGGCGGTGGAGGTGCTTCGGTTGACATTGTAAAGGCTACCGATACAAAGTCGTTTACCGATAGCAACGTACTGTCATCGCTCCGAACGCTGTTAGAGATTCGTTCGCGTATCATTGCTTCATCGGATACCGCCACAGAGTTAACCGATGATAATACGCTTTCTTCGCTCCGCATTTTGAAGGAGATAGATGCAGCGATTAAAGAGGCTTTGAAGAAGATAGATGATCTTTATTTAAGCAAGGTAAAAGCGGATATAGCTAGAGAGCCTATCACTTTCCTGAAAGGGCTGTTTGTTGGTGATGGGCTTACATTTATCAACGAAAGTGGCGACACGGAATTGCAATCTTTAGTCGCCCGGATGAAAGTTAAAGCCGCTACATTGGAAGTAACCGGCTCGGCCAATGTTGGCACACTACATTCGGAAGGGAATATTTCAACAGGCGCGGATGTCTGGGCTAAAGGTGACACGCATACTTTAAATTTACTCGTTCAGGCACTTGCAAAAACATACGATCTGAATGTTGAGCACGTCGCAACCCTGTTTCAAACCATAGTCAAGGACTATATCAGTTCAGAAAGATTTATCCCCGGACTGATGGGTGAAGGGATGAAGCTATACAAGGCTATCAATGGGGATTGGAACCTTGAAATAGATAATGCCGTAGTCCGTAAGGCCATGACCATTTTTGAACTTATCATTTCGAAAGTTCGTGCGGTTAACGGCGGTCTGGTGATTTCATCCGCTAACGGGCGTGTTAAGTCCATTTCGGAAACGTCCGGCGATCCGGCTTACTATGTTTTAGGTATAGAGGGCGACATGATGTTTGTCGCTGACGACTTGGTACGTTGTCAGGTCTACACATCCGGACACGTTAAATACTACTGGGTTCCGGTTGCCTCGGTGAATGATGATTCGATTCTTATACTTAAATCCGTATTTCCCAATGGTACAACTCCGGCCGTTGGTGATGATCTGGTTCAGATGGGTAACCTCACGAATCCGAACAGACAGGGCATTTTGTATCTCACAGCTTCGGAAGATGGTAAACCGCGCATTTCTGTACTGGACGGGGTAAACTCTACGTCTTTGGCCGGAAAGAACAAAGTGATTTTGGGTTGTCTCGATGGCATGACGGATACAGACTTTCCGGCTGACCTCCAACCGTCCGGATACGGTCTGTATGCGATGAACTGTTTCCTGAAAGGTATTTTCATTCTGAGAAACGGAAAGAGCATCGAACAGGAGTTTAGTAATATTGCTACTGAATTATCAGCCATACCGGGAAAAATAGAACTATCCGTAACAACAGAATTAAATAAGCGTGTCATAGGTGGTGCTAATCTCTGTTTAAAATCGGGTGTATGTATTACTGGCGTAGAGAATCATCTTCGTATAAACATGTCTAAGTATTGGCGTGATTTAAGGGGAAAGAAAGTTACTTTGTCTTTTGATTATGAATATAGCAACCTTGTTTTAGGTCGAAATAGTCGTATAGGGCTGGAAGAAGGTGTATTAAAGGATGGTACATCAAACTATTACTATATCGGTGCGTGGAAGTACTTCGATTCTACTTCATTGAAGGCCGGCACAGGTAGATTTGTTCATACTATTACCGTTCCGAATGATATTGTTAACGCACAAAATATCGGTATAGGATTTTACATACAAGTCGGTGATGGTACCACGATGAAAATATGTAATCCTCAGATTGAAATCGGTGATACTGCAACCGAATGGAAGCCTGCGCCAGAAGATGGAATAATAGAATCTAAGGAATATACTAATAGTCAAATTAGTGTAGTCGAAGGTAAGATAACATCCACCGTTGAAAAGATAAATACCGTTGATGGACGTGTTACCGGACTTGCTTCACGCGTCGAACAGACCGAAAAAAGTATCACGTCTGTTGTTGGACGTGTAGACGTGCTGGATAAAACAGCCGTTAGGGTTGCTACGAAGGTTATTGATTTGGTTGGTTGGGATAACAATAAATTCTATCCTTTAGTTATCAACATAGGACAAAACCACAAAAGAAAGATTGAAATAGACCGTCCGTTAGATGGTGCACTTGGAAAGCCTTCATACAGTACTCACGATGGCGGTTTTTCTATGAACTTAACGTTTGAAATGTCCGGTAGCGGTTGGGGGGGCTCTGTTAAGACAACAAATATCTTTGACTATTATAAGGCATGGACTTCTACGGGTGCAAAGATAGTTGTTGATTTGGGACAAATAACCGAATCGTCACAATGTGTAATGGGCATCAGAGGTGGCTCTAAGTACTACGTATGTTTGCATGACGAGGGTAATGCAGATAATATACATTACTACCAAACTGATTATACCGCACCATACGGGCAAAAGTTCCCCGTTCGCACCGATGGAACTGAACCCGTCCGCACATACGGATACTATACCGAAATAAAGCAGACGCAGGAAAGCATAGCTTTAACTGCGAACAAAGTGGACGATCAAGGTAGGCGATTAAGTGCGGCTGAGTTAACTCTAAGTTCAGACCACGCAAAATTAAGCGTAGTAGAACAAGCGGCAAATTCCGCCAATTCCTTAGCAGGCACAGCCAATAACAAAGCCGAAGCCGCAGACGGTCGTGTCACCGCCACCCAAAACGGCTTAGTCGAAACCGGAATCAACATCACGTCCCGAAAAATCATTCTGAAAGCCGATAACCTGCTATTCCAAAATAACACAGGTCAACAGACAGCCGCCATCAACGCAAACGGCAAACTGTCTGCCAATGTGATTGAAGCTGCGGAAGTGGTGGCACAGGCATTTTCAGCACAGAGGATCACAACCGGAAACCTTACGGTAACTGATGGTGCAAAGATCGGTGCCTGGAATATATCGGGAGGCTCTCTTGTTTCGGCAAGCAATTCGCAGGCTAAGATCCTGTTAAACATGTCCGGTAATAAATTCCTTCGTATTAACGAAGAGGGGGACAGCCCTACAACTTCACGCACTGCATTGATGTCCATACGAAACGACAATTACAGTGGTCTAAGTATTGAATCATACGGAAGTTCCGGTTTTGCTCTAAGATGTTTGGCTAACGCAGGCACTGCAAATTCGATAGAATCGTATGGAAGTCATATTTTCGCCCAAAGGGGCGGTGAAAAGTGGAACGCTCCCGGAATGCTGTGTACCGGATATGTATATCAAGCGGGTACAGTCACTAATGAATGGGGCAACGGGTGCACCTTAACCAGTGCACAGAAAATATCTACTGGAAAATACAGGATATACCACAACTTACGTCATCCGCAGTACGCTGTCTTAGTACAGGGATTGGGTGGTTATGGTTGGGTATTCGGTCAGGTAGAGACGCAAAACAACTCTTATTTTGAGGTTTTAATGCTTGACGCAAACAAGGGGCCCCGTGATTGTCCATTCCGTGTGTTTGTTGTAGGGCGCAACGTTTGGTAAACAGCATTGTCAGCGCAGATTACAATGATAAATTCAAAATAAATAAAATATGAAAATCAATTTTAGAAGAATTAAAGTAAAAACAGCTATTGACGGAGAAGTTGAAGAGTTCGACGTGGCTAAAACAGTAGGAAACGCTATTTACTGTAATACACCCGATTTGGGTGAATTGGAGTTTGCCCAACGGATATACAAAGAGGGTGAAGTTGAAGTTGACGAACAAGGTGCAAATATCATTCGAAATTACGTTGATCCGGCTCCGATACTCGCAGTGGTGAAAACCGCTATTTATAATGAATTAGACAAAGTAATTATTAACTCTCAAAATCAATAAATTATGTTTCAAGAAGAATCAAGAACAGTTCAAGTAAACGGTAAAGCCGTTTCAGGAGATTATCAGTACAATGTAAACTACAGTGTCAATAACGATAATCTCAGTCGTCTTCATTGTGAAATCATTAAAACGGTCACGGAAGAGATTGACACCCCTACAGGTAAGCAACCCGTAACCTCTGGGCGGTATATCGGGTATTTGCTGTTAGAATCGGGCAGCAAACAAATGTCTCTTCCGGAGTCGGAGAATGTTGCAGCGCACTTTGAAGTATTCGATCAGATCACGGCAGAAGTTAAGCAAACGATCACTCCGGCGGTGTCCTCAAAGAAAACCACTAAATAAAACAAAAGTAAAACATGATGATTGACTACATGAAAAATCTATTTGTAGGTTTGCTAACCGGGTTAGCAGCCTACTTAAACCCGATCAGCGGAGATATTAAAAGTCTTGTTGCTCTTTTCTTCTTTAACTTCCTGTTTGGTCTGGCCGCCGGCCTACTGGCCAATAATGAAAGTTTCAGTTTAAAGAAGGCATTCCGGTGCATCATTGAAGCGATGGTATTTTTTCTGCTCGTAGCCGCTATTTACTTTATCGGCGATCACAAAGGAAATCCGGACGGGGCTTTACAATGCGTATCGTTTATAACTTACTCAATATTCTATTTTTATGGCGTGAATATTCTACGCAATTTGAAACTAATGGCTACACCCGGAACTGCATTCTATAAAGTTGTATCGTTCCTGTATTACGTCGTTAGCGTTGAGTTCATCAAGCACATACCGTTTTTAACTAATTATCAGAAGGAGGCAACAAAATGAAGTATTTTACAATCAAAGAACTTAGCCACAGCGATACGGCCGTAGCGCGTGGAATTGACAATTACCCAACGGCCGAAGCTATACACAATTTAACGAAGCTGGTAGAAAACGTTCTCGATTCGCTTCGGGAAAAATACGGTAAGCCCATCCGGATAAGTTCCGGCTATCGAAGTGCTATTCTCAACCGGAGCGTTAACGGGGCAACATCCAGCCAACACCGGTTAGGCGAGGCGGCTGATATTACGGTAGGCAGCAAGGAAGAAAACCGGAAGCTGTTTGAGATCATCCGGCAGGAATTGCCTTTTGATCAGCTGATAGATGAAAAGGACTTTTCGTGGGTTCACGTGTCATTCCGTGAAGGTAGAAACAGAAAACAAGTGTTGAAGCTATGAAATATCTACCTTATATCGTTATTGCAGTTCTTATCCTGTTTATCGTGTTCCGTCCGGCAAGGGTGGAACGCGTACCGGGTGAAGTGGTTAGGGATACGGTGACTGTGATTGATACGGTTCGTGATACAGTTCCAAAACCGTATCGAGTCGAGGTTGTGCGAATGGATACTTTCTGTTTACCTATTTTGATAGGTGATTCGTTGGAAATAGATTCTGTACCGGTTTTACTTCCCATTGAGAAGAAGGAATATAAGACTGATGAATACCATGCTGTGGTTAGTGGATTCCGTCCTAATCTCGATTTCATTGAGACGTATGCTAAATCCCAGACCGTAACGGTTACTCCGATTAACAGGAGACGCAAGCGGTTCGGGCTGGGGTTGCAGGCTGGGTACGGCTATCCGGGAGGATTGTATGTGGGTGCCGGGGTGAGCTACAATATATTTATGTGGTAAGGATAAGAAGAAGATTAAAGATAGTGATAATTAAACATTTTATCATAATACAATATTTTCAGAAAAATATATAGTAGAAAATACAATAATCACAAGAAAATATATATCTTTGCAGCAAAAGAAATCTCTGCTGTAACAGAGACTTCTTCTTAAATCAATCTGGTGATGCAGATTAAATTTTTGAAATATGATTTTTAACACAAAGGTAAATGAAAAGCCTATAAAGGCAAAACGAAAGCGTGTAATAAACGCTAAAGAATGTGAATACGAACTCAAGGAGATTCTAATTCCGTTGTTTGAAGCATATCATCAAGGTATTGATATGTTTAATAATGAGATTCAGCAAACGCCTCCAGATGCTCGAATTAGAGGGTTTGAAGCAAATCTGTTGAATGCAAAATTGGTACAATGCATACAAAAGTCTTTTAAGGAGGACTGGAAACGTGGTCGGTACGGTAGAATAATGTTGTACAAAAATGGGTATATAATCTTTTTTAAGAAGTTAAATAATAGGGATATGCCGATGAATATACGTACAAAAATGGCATGTTCTATTGAAAATCAAGAACAAGGAATCTTGTTTCATGATGACGATAATGGTAGAGCTCCAATATTGTTTTTTGGTTATAAAAGAAATCGATTTGGAGAAATTGTAGACCCAAAGATTGTTTATATAGATGAAGGTAAAGTAAAGTGGGCTATAACCGAAACTGACATAGATCACTTAAGGAAAAATGTTACTATGGTACCGGAATTTCCTACAGCACATGTACGTGTCAAGAGTGTAGCTAAAGATAAGACTGGTACAAATGATGATTAATGTTTAATAATAATGCATCACCAGATTTTATATCACACTTTTAAGTAACAGTATTATGACATTTAACAATAAGCAATTAACCTTTGTGAGAGAGTATTTAGGTTATTCTCAAACAGAGTTAGCTTCACATATTGTGGGGCTCTCCCAATCAAATCTTTCTAAGTTTGAGAAAGGGATTGGTTTGTTGTCTTCAGAAGTCATACAAAGAATTATTGATTTTTTGGGCTTCCCCGAAGAATTTTATAGCGAGAAAATATCTAATAATGTGGAAAATGCTCATTATAGACGTAAATCTGGTATTTCAAAAAAAGATAGAAGTTATATTGAATATTCTAATAAATTGATTGGCTATATAGTAGATGAAATGGCCGATTCGATAGAGTTTCCAGATATAAAATTACGTCTTATTGATTTGGAAGAAGGATACACACCGGAATCTGCGGCTCAATTTATTAGGAAATATATGGGCTTGAAGGATGAACCTATAAATAATATATGTTCTTTATTAGAAAGGTACGGCATTATTATCGTAGAACAAGACTTAGATGTAGACGCATTTGATGGTGTGTCTTTTATGACTGATCAGGGGTATTATGTGATGATAATAAACAAGAACTTTAGTAATGATCATAAAAGGTTTACTATATCCCATGAATTAGGTCATATTGTAATGCATTTATCTCTTCAATATCCGATACCTGAATATAGAGATAAGGAAAATGAAGCTAATAGATTTGCCTCTGAATTTTTGATGCCTGAAACTGCAATAAGAAATTCTTTGTATGGACTAAAATTGCACTATTTAGCTCCATTAAAGACTTATTGGCTGACATCAATGGCTTCAATTGTTCGAAGAGCAAAAGATTTAAAATGTATTTCAGAAGATAAATATCGATATTTTAATGTAGAATTAAGTCGCAAAGGGTATAAGAAGAAAGAGCCTATAAATGTGAATATTGATACACCATTACTCTACTATGAAGCTTATAATTTATTTAAAACAGAACTTCATTATACCAATGAGGATTTGTCTAAAGCTTTTAAGCTACCAATAAATATTATTCAGCAATATTGCGTAAAACCATCAACTGTAAAATTGAGGATTGTAAGTTAATAATTTAATTACTTTGTGATTGGAGAAGTTAAATGCCCCGGTTTCCGCCGGGGCTTTTCTTTTGCCAACAAAAATTTAATCACTACCTTTACATTGTAGAAGTTTACTTGTAGCGACAAGTGGCGTGCCTCGGCTGAAAAGTCGAGGTTTTTTCATTTAAGAGAAGTCTTCTTGTATTTGAAAGCTTGATTTCTCCTATCTCGCAAATTTATGATTGCTTCTGATTCTCTTGTATTTACAGATTCTAATATAATTGAGTTTTAAAAATTTGGAAGTGTGAAGTCTATTTGTTACGGCCAAAGCAGGAAGAACCAGAAAGAGGATAGGGGGATTGGCAAATAACTTGAGTTCCTATGTTCTGGGGAGCAAGTTGTAATATATATGGTAAAATATTGTAGAACTCCACTGATTTTATGTTTTTAAACATATGTATAGGGAAATGACTGCTTTTAGCTTTTATTATCTTTGTCTTATTAATATCAAGCGTTTGTATTAAGATTTGTAGTATTAATTAATGATTTGTTTTATATGAGAATAAAAAGGTTATTGTATGCTATTGCTACGATACTTCCCTTTCTGTCTCTCTGTTCGTGTTATGAAGAGCAAGAACTCCAACAGGAGAAACAGGATAAGGAAAAATGGACAATGCAGGTTGCGAGTAATCAGTTAAATGAATTTTTAAATATTAATCCGGATTTACGGAACCTTTACGCTTATCCGGACTGGGATGCTGCGCAGATTATAAGGGAGCGGAGCGATACAGTTTCATATTACGTCCCTGTAGTGGATATAACAGCTGATACATGCTCTTATTTAATAATAGCACGCGCTTCGAATGATGTTTATTTGTACATGGTAAGACTTCCTGAGGAATACTCCGGCTTTGATTCCTTTTTGGAAGAACATTTAAAAATATTACGGATTATTGATGGTGCCCGGAGAGTCCCTGTTGGATATTTGCATAATTTTCCGGATGATGTACTGACTCGTACCCGTTCTTCAGGTTCCCTGTTTAATCGTGACCGCGAAACGAATACGGAAATTTTTGAAAATAACACCTTTGTTAAAGACGATCTTTTTGGTGCCGGTTTTTCGTTACCTGAAGTGACAGTTATCGGTAAACGTCCTACATCTTCTGAAGACCCGTTTAAATGGCCTTTTGGGGATATGCCTTCTGAGTCTCCGAAGGTGCTTCCCGGGCTTGATGACTTTTTTTCTCCTCAAGGAGGCGGTTCATCTTCGTTATCTTCGCCACAGCAATCAGGCTCTTTGCCTA